GTCAGTTGGGCTATCTGGAAACTTCCACGAGTCCCCATTCCTTGACCTCTAGCGTATCTCACGGTTTGTGTAGAATTCTCCACAATCCATGGACACTTGACTACCAAATCCAGCCAACATCGAGTGATGTCGGAATTGAACATATTTCTATGAACAATTTCTTGTAACTCCACGGGAAAGCGGTCTGTCCAGTTACTACAATCGTAGAACACGTCACCTACTTTCAACCTTTCAAACATTCTATTGAATCCTTTAGAATGAGAGAAGTAGTCACAAGACTGTGGGTACAATTTCATAGTTGCCTGAACGAGATGTCGTTCAGATGGCTCCAAAATTGTTTGAGTCCAATAATCAACTATCGCGATGGTTCTAGCTTTGTGTCCCGAATCCGGGATTCCGACTAGTTTCCTTAGTTTAATTTCCTCCAGTTTTTCCTTTCGGAATTCCTTGAAAGTCATTTTACTCTTGCTAGGTTGACGAGACTCAAATGCCTCTTGCAATAAAACCTCGTAATGTTTTGATTGACCTAATACATATTTGTATAAGTCTTCATTACCAGTTAATTCACATAAATTTTTAAATCTAAGTGAGAACCTCTTTGTATTGAGAAGCTTAAAAGCCTCCTTCTTTGAGGATTTGTAGGCAAGTTCGCCGTTAGGCCCTTTCTTCGATTGATCAATATTCAGTTTGGTATTCCAAACTGGTTGTTTGATAACGTTGTTATTAGCAAACTTACTAATAACAAACTCCTCAAAGTCCTTGAGAAAATCAGGACAAATGGGATTAGAAGGACTAGTGATAGATTCTAAGGATATATCTTTAAAATCTTCACATAATCGGTGAATGTTAAGGAGGGATCTTAAGATTTGGTCACAAACGTGGCCTATCTCTGTTCGATCTCTAGCATTGAAGAAAAGTGGTCTGCACGACTGAAAAGCCGTCGGCCACCTATCTATTACCCCCGTAGAAGTACGAGGAGTGAGGACATCTTTATGTCTCTCCCTTGGGGTTTCTAACAATTGAATACAATAATTAGTTACCTCCTTGTAAAACGTAAAACAGAATGGAATTCTATTGTGTCTTACAAGATTGTTATGGAAATGAATAATTTCTTTTAAACAATCATCAATGCTCAATAGTTTAAGACGAGAGTCTACAACTATTCCTTTCTTTTCTAGGAGTAATATATTACTTTCGAGAAGAGTTTGAAGTACCTTAACAAAGATACTTGTATCTTGCACTATCTCACCAAATCTAGGATTTATAGAATTGACAGTGTTAGTTCCTGAATCCATAGAAGGTAAATATACCTTTCGGATTTTTGGCGATTTCACGACTCTACTATTGCCTATCATTTCAGCAATAGCCTTTTTTTGAGATTTAATTTTATCCGATCTCTTAACCTTTTTCAAGAGTTTAAGTAAATCCGATTTTGTTAAATCCGATATAGGGTCTTTATAAACCATAAAATTTATTTTTTATTCGGTTTCCCTTTAAGGGAGAAGACTTTAAGCAAAATGTTTATGTACAATTTTTCAATATAACATAGCATTAAGCCGATCGTTGGTAACCCAGATACCACCTTGTCATCGGTTTCGTTCTGAAGAGACCTTCAATACTAAAGAATGTCATATCTGACACCTTTAAACCTTGATACTCTAGCTCACTGAAAAGTAAAATAGAATACTTAGATTAACCATGTAAGGTAGGATATAT